TTTGGCCAATTCTGTTCTCTTTCCGAAGTGTTCTTTGATAATTACGGTCGCCATTGAATCTTTATTGTTCAATGTATCAGTCGCAATTTGTCTTACCAACAATTCGAACAGAATGCCTGTGTTTTTGTACTTACTATGCTTAATATTTTTCATTACTTCCTTACATTTTCAGTAAAGTAACCTATGTATTTGTTAATAAATATCTCAATTATCAGAATTCAATATATTTTTTTCATCCAATAACGATGGTTCGTTAATAGAATCATCTGTTTTGAGTGATTCAATGATTATCTTTTTACTTTTTACCTTTGATTTCATTTTTGATAACATTGTATCGGTTACTTCTTTGTTTACAACTTCATTTGCATTATAGGAATGACTTATGGAATCTGATTTAATGTCAATTCCTTTGTTTCCTAATGGATCTCTACCAAATGGTGACTTATCTTTACCATAAGTTCCACCCTCTTTGGGTCGTCCTGCTCCTTCGAAACCACCTTCAGGTGAACCACCTTCATTTTCACCAAATGGGTTACCACCACCTCCGCCACCATCACCTTCTTGTTGTGATAATGCGGCTAAGTCATGTGGAGTACCAAATGATTCACCAGTTTTGGTTGGGTCGTTACCTTCGGATTCGATTTGTTCGTGTCTGAACTGAAGTTTCAAGTCGTTGATGACTTTATATTGTTCCATCTTCCACTCATCTTCACTCATATTGAAGATATTCTTATACATCCACTCTTGAGATAACATCTTTAAGTCTTTCATATCACTAACAAGACTAACCTTTTCACTCCATAGGTTTGCTTTCTCTTGCTCATAGATAATTGATGGTGTAGTCAACTCTAATTCAAAGTTTACCAATTCATCGTCCTCATATCCTTGAGCATAAAGGTGTACGATTGCTATTTTAGTCAATTCAGAAAGAACAATCTTTTGGATTCTCTCTACTGACCTGGCAAATCTGATGTCTTCTTGTGCAAGAGTTGCCTTACCTTCAACACCCTCTTCGTATCCAATAAATGCTTTTGGAACTTTGAGTGCTGCCATCATTCTGTTCTTTAGATATTCGATATCATCGATACCACCGAACTCCATACCACTTAGGGAATCGATTTCAGTACCACTCTGACCACCTCTAACAGGTAAGTAGTAATCCTCCAACATATTCTGAAGATTGAATTTCAGGTTGTACTCACCTGTTGACTCATCTACATAAGGAACTTTTTTCATCTGGTCGATGATGTTCTGCATATATGAATCAACTTCACCAGGTGGTATGTTACCAATATCAATCTTAAAGATTCTCTTTTCGGGTGCTCTCATAATCCTATGAATCATCATAGCATCTTCCATCAGAATCAACTGCTTCCAAGTCTTTCTTGCACCTTCTAAAAGTGAACGGCCATAAGGTAGGAAGTTTGTATCAGTTAATAATCTAAAATGTGCTACTTGGAATGAGTCTAAGAATTTTGTATTGTTTCTCTGTGAGATTGCGTTTGTGTTTTGTTCTTCGACCTCAAATCTTACTGAGTATGGGTTGTCTAAATCGTATCCCTCCTCTCTTCTAGTTTCATATGCGGAGAGTGGTTGTGCGTTTACAATTCCTAATTCATCATCAATGTCTAAGTAAAGATAGTAGTCACCATATTTGTTCATACCCCTTACCCAAGACCAAAGGTTGAATTCTATGTTCAATACATCATAGAATAAGTTATGTAGGGTCTTCTTTAGTTTCTCATCAGATGAGTTGATTCTGAGTACATCACCCATATCATTTTTAAGTGTACACTCATCCGAATAGATATCCAACACAGAAGAGATAATGGAATCTTTATCCATTGCTTCATAATCAGTATACAACTCTAACTTATTAGAATGGTAATTGAATCTTTCGTTGTATGTCTGCCAATTCTTTCTTGAATTAGAACCATGCAACCTACCATATCTATCATAATATGCAGAACCTCTTCTGTTACCATCACCCTGTAGTCTTGATGAATCGACTACCTTTAATTTATTTTTACCGACCCGTCTAACAACTACTTGAGTTGAGAATAATCGTCTTAGTCTACCAAATAATGAAGTATCTGCCATAATAGTTTGTTTTTGTTACATACCCCTACAAAGTATAAATATTGAAAAAAATAGATTTACAATAACCAAGAAAGGTCTTCGTCACCTCTACCAGTTTTCATCCTCCAACTATCCTTTGCTTGTTGTGGGGTGGTTTTAAATACACCTGTGTTTTTAGAGGTTAATGATAGTGCTCGTCTATTCAATTCAATACCCTGCTGACGAAGTTTTAATGCAGTATCTCTTACCCATAGAGATGTTGAAAACGATATCACCAAATCATCATTGTATCCCTGTTGTGCTTCTGCTCTACTTCCATTCCATATGAATGTAAACAACTCATCAATGAGTCTTTTAGAACGGATGATGGGTACTCGTTCTCTCGTATAGGTATCTAACTTTGATATCACCAATGGTCTTGTTCTACTTGTCATTGAGAATCCTGGCACCATCTGAGATTTGTCTTTTAAGTCGTATGCTTTCTGTAAGTGTATGTCTTCGTCTACATATCCGAACTCTTTGTAGGAGTAGTATAGATTTTTGTAGTTTCTGTCTATTGCTTCTTGGATTACAGCCCAACCAATGTTTGCGTTTTCAATCACTAACAGAGCATCATTCCATTCGGTTGCCACATTGACCAACATATTACCATAATGTTTGGTTTCAATCTTACCTTTGTACTCTGCTACTTGTTCAACATTCTCAACATCGATTACATGGAATGCTGAGTAGTCAGCACCATCACCTCTAGCTACATCCGCTACAACAATATAGTCTTTTGTATAATTTGGGTGTTGCCACATCCAATAGTTTCCATCAAATCCACCAGTTGCTATAGGTTCTTGTACATGAGTTTCCTCATACCACTTTAGTAACTGACCATCAACGACTGTGTAACCTGATGATATGAAATCACAATCACATTCTTGTGCTGCCATCTTCTCACCCAACAACTGAGTCTGTTCTTTTCTCCACTTTTCGTTTCTTTCAGGATGTACACTCCAATGGAGTTTGATTGGATTCCAACCATCACCTTCTTCTCCCTTCAACCAAGTTTTATGGAAGAAGTTACCAACACCATTTGGAGTTGATAATACGATAGCCTTTCCACCAGTTGAAAGTGTTGATTGTGCAGCTGCCCATATCTCATCAATACCTTTGATGAATCCCGCCTCATCAATAATCAACATTGATAAGGCTTCAGAACGACCTGCATCACCACTTGCTGATGTTGCTTTGATTGTCGAACCATTCTTTAGTCGTAAAGATAGTTTATTATCTTCTTCAGTATCACCTCTCAACCAACTTGGTAGGTTTTCATGCATATACCTAACTTTAGTAACCAAGTTTTTGGCTACCTCTTGTTTTGTTGCGATAACCAACACATTTTTATCTTCGTGGAATAACATCAACCACAAAGAATATCCAGCTGAAAGGGTTGAGATTCCTAACTGACGTGATTTCAGAATTACGTTAAAACGATGTTTGTCGAATTCACCCATAACATCTTCTTGAAACTCAAATAAGTTAAAAAGAATCTTACCTCTCTTTGGATGTTGGATGTAACAATACTTTTTAAAGAAGTATACTGGGTCTTTAGCACATTTTATGTACTCTTCACTAATAAGTTCTTTTATAGATTTAGCCATAGGAACTTCTTCGTTTCTATTTTCCACAAAACTCTACCCGAAAAGGTTGTATTGAGCTGATTATCCAACCCAACCCCCAATCCGTAAGACAATCCTTTGTTAGAACGATATAAAGCTTCCAATCCTAAATAATTACTACCAACACCACCACCTAAATAGAACTCATTTGGGTTTAAAATCTCAGTTCTATCAATCGTTATGGTTCTTTGTAAGATGTTAGGGTGAACTACTCTACTATGAATCTTATTTTCTGTAATAGTGTCCTCCACTACTATAGTACCCAATGTATCTAACCCTAAAGTGTCACTATAGTAATACTTTGAAAAGTAGTCATCAAGTATTGCTGATGTATCTACATTAACATCTACCGTATCCCATTTGGTTCTCCATCTGGTCTTCCATTTTGGTTGGTAAACGATACTATCTACTTTAACAGTATCCCATTCTGTAATTTTGTTCTCAATAATGATTGGGTCTGGTGGTGATTGTATAAAGAACTTATACAATGCCAGACATAACAAAACCACAATTAGTATGTTCTTTATATCTCTAAAGAATCTGTTCATTATTTTTTGTGGTACAACTGATATACTTTGTTTACCAAATTAGTCTTTGTGAGAGATGAGTCAAAGTCAGTATCAAAATCAGATTTCGCCAATTTAATCAACTCCCCCTTCTTCATAGCTCTCAAAGAACTCTTTGTTACCTTTTTCTTTTTGGTAACTACCTTTGGTTTTACTTCTTCAATAGTAAGTTTGGCCTCTTTTTGACCTCTGTTCATTGCGATGATAATAATCGCTATAGTAGCGATAACGGCTACCGTTGAAATAACTAATGTTGTTGTCATAATATTCATTTTATTGTTTATCAGTAATAAATATGTAAAAATAATTACACATTACCATTTTCTACAAGACCAATATCTTGCTTTCCATCTTGGGCCTGGAGAATCACAATTCATTCTTGACCTAAATGACTTACGAGCGCCTGGATTATCTTTTTTGATGGTCATTCCTTTCTGTCCAAAGTTTACCTTTACAACATTACCTTTGTCGTTCTTTACATACACTTTGAATTTCTTAACATCACCTTGCATAATCTTACCAAGCTTTACATCTCTACCCTGATACTCTGCTTCGTTGATGTCAGCTTTGTATTCTTTGATAAAGTTCTGAAAGTCTTTCATCTCTTCGATTGTTTCCACATCGTATTCATCAACTACTTCGTTTTTTTGTTTGTGTAGTTTAATAGCCTCAACTGGGTCTAAAAGAAGGTCATCTTCAATCATCTTCATAATTTCTTTTTTATGCTTTTTGAAGTACGCTTTATCTTCTGATGATACTTTAGCTTCGTCTATAGATTCGTTTTTGTTTAGAAGTTTAAATGCTGTATTCACCATACCAACTAATCCCATATCAACAAGTTTATCTTTGTTCTTTTGGCGTTTGAGTGCATCATACACCTGAGTGACTGCTGATGCTGAGTATAAATCCACTAGCATCTTTTTACCAGTTTTTGGGTCTTTTAGTTTTTGGTTTTGTTTCTTTGAAACTATATCTTTTAGTTGTGTAATGATTTCAGGTTCAGCAACTTCATTTACTGATTCGTTTACTATTTTCATATCGGTAATAACAACACCCATATCTCCTTGTGCCATACCTATATTATTATTATCGTTATATAGATAGTATTTTACTCCACGTGGGTTATTTACATTTTTTAGAATAATTCTTTCAACTTGTCGTTTACCAACTTTAGTTTTACCTTTTGAAACAAAAAATTCACCCTCATTTCCTTTTCTAAAAGCACTATTGAATCTTATTCTAACTTTATCACCTTTTTTAAGCTTTTGATAAACACCATTTCTATCGGATTGGTTCATTCCAACAGCCTCATTTACTGATTTTGTGTAGGGTTCTTTTGTGTCAATTTTACCTTTATTTAAAAGTGCTTTTAATATACCCAATTGTTCTGGATTTATTTTCGGCATATCTTTTCTTTGTGGAGCTCCACTTGGTGGTGTTTTACTTTGTAACATTTTTAATCGTTTTGCAAGTGTATCTTCACCTATGTTTTCAAACCACTCAATTGACTTTTCTTTGTTATAGAACTTAGGATGCATGTTTTTACCATTATAAACACAATCTTTAACATCATTCATTGTTACTTTGAATATATTGAGGTCACCACCCTTTGGTTCAAGTCCTCTTTTATTTTTCATAGCATCACCAACAGCTCTTAATACAGGAACTAAATCCCCTATCATTAAGTCGGATTGAATACCACCAACTTTTGCCGATGGGTTGTTGAGTGTGGTGGCCGCATATCTATGATGCCCATCCAATATGTAATTATCTTTTGATATTACAGCACCTAAGTCACCACCTTCAATACCATTAATCGCCATACCCAATACCTTTCCTAAGTAAATTGCGTCTTGTGATGGTTTTAATTTAGATACCGATATTTGTACAGGTTTTGTTTTTACAATATCATCTTCTTTGTCACCATCACCCAAACCTTTCTTTAAAAACCCCTTTACATTTACCAATGGATTTGGAAATTTAGATGGGTCTATCTCTTTGGTAGGTAATTCCTCATTTACTGATTCTTTCTTTTTGGCTCTCCAACCACCACCTGCCGCTTTGTATTGTTTTGCGGCCCATGCGTTTGCGTATGCTGATGGATATACATCGAACTTCTTTTTGGCTTGTGATTTGTAGTAAGACCACTTTGATGGGTTAGTTGGTACATTTTCTTCAGTAAGTTCTGTTACTTTATCATCAACTACCTTTTGAATTGTATCAACATGACCTTGGATATAGTTGTGTTCTTTTTCTAACCCCATCATCTCTGCCAACTTCATAATGTTTTTAGCTAAATTCTTAGCTACCATTACATAATCTTTTTCAGGATTGTACCCATCTCTCTGTATATGTTTTTCAACAAAGTAGAGTACGTCTTGCAACATAGCACTTCTTTGTGCCATACCCATATCTACACCTTTTGATTCAATGTCTTTGTATAATGAGATTGCGCCTGGACATACATGAAAGTATTTGGTTTGGTATTCACCAACTTTTATCTCATTTGAACCACCCTCATCTTCCATTACCTCACTCATAAACTGAGATACAAATTCATTGTAGAATGATTCGTTAAGTTGTTTATCACTTGACTTCATAGTGTTTTCCTTTAATCCTTTAAAATAATTATGTAGTTTTATGTTTTCTTCTTCTGCTTCTTGTTGTACAACATCAAAGTTTGGAACGATGATATAAGATGGTTTTGATGATTTACCAACCAATATAACTTCAGATTCTACATTTGCACTAAGTAAGTTACTGAATATAGGATTGATAATCATATTTGGATGTGTATCTTTGAATACCAAAATAACAGGAACTAAAGTATCTCCTTTTCCTTGTAACGACTTTAGTATGTTTCGTTCCCACATCCCCTTTACCTTTCTCCATGCATAATCCAATGCAAAATTTAGAGCCAAGTGTGGTGTAGGGGTTACTGATGTAAATCCTTTAGATGATTTGGGTTTCCATAGATATGATGATTTTGTTTGTATTGCACCTCTGTCATCGAAATCCAACCCATCATAATTCTCCCATCCACCTAATTTAATTAGATGTGATAGTGGAAGTAATGTACCTCTGAAGAACTCATTGTTTTCGTATGTACTCCTACCCATTGTTGGGTTCAATACATTAGGAAATTTACTCTTTAATTTGAGTAACTCACCAAACAACTTTGTTAGTTCTGCTGGTGACTTTTCATCATCATACCATTTTTTTAATAGATATAATGCTTTGTTTTCATCATCAGTATTGGGTTCTTCATTTGGAATAAGCTTTTTCCAATTCGGATTATATCTACGATTGGGTAGATTTTGTCCGAAGAGTTCTTTCCCATAATCTAATTCTGATATGGGTGATTTCATTTTAGTTTATGTAAGATGTGAGTTCGAAAGATCCACCTGGCATACCATATATTGAAATTTGTAACATCTTTCTTTGTGGTTTACCATTTTTCAATAACCCAATTGAGAATGAATGTGTCTTACCTTTACCTGGTCGTAAACGATTATAACTACCACCCATTGCTATTTTAAACCAATCATCTTCATCAATTTCGAATCCTCTCTTCTCAGCCATCTCTCTTGCTGCGTCTGCTGCAGCGGATGCTGTTTTATAATAATCATCTGCTTCGTTTAGTTGTGATTTAACATTTTTAATCTGCTCCATCATCAACTTTCTGTTGTTTTCAATATTTGCCATTATAGTCCTTACTTTAATTTTTTAGAAATAGAATATAAATCTAATTTAAATCCGTATCCAGCACCTTGATATCCATAATCAACATCAATTGGTAGTTTTAATTTATTCTCAATTGCTTTTGCAATAATGGCACCAATGGTTTGGTCGTTTCCACCTCTGTTAACAATTGCGGTTTGTAATTCATCTAAATCCTTTGATGATTTTGCCATTGCTGTAAGGTGGATATCACCTCTACCTGGTCCGATTTGGAAATCTACCGAATACTTTTGTCCACCTGATTTAATATCAATTTTCATCTTATGCTCCGGTTTTGGAATTAGTGGGTGCTTTACCTTTACTTCTATTACCACCCTTTTTAGAATCACCACTTTTCTTTTGAGCAGCTCGTTTTCTCCTTACAAATGCGGCTCTACCCTTTGGCCCTAACTTATTAGCTTTTTCTTGTGATAGACATGCGGCGTATGCACCACCTTCTTTACCATCACCACACTTACCTAACTTCTGACCATCACTTCCGTATCTATCCCATCCACCACCGCTTGCAGTACCAGTCTTTCCTTTACCGAACCACTTACGAAGGTCTTCATTCATCAAATTGTCATTGGTAAGAATCTCATATACATCTGATTTGACATATTCTAATGCCAAAAACTCTTCTACACCATCATTGATATAGTCTTCATACATTGATTGTATGTCTTCTCTGATACTATTCATCTTTCTTACCCCAAATCTTATCTGCCGATGCCAATCCCAATGCACCAAAGGCAAGTGCTGCGACTGCTTGGATTAGGGTTGGTGCTGGTGCAATGTGTTGTTCTGTAAATTGATTGGCGAATAATGTTATACATAGTGATAACCCAGCTACAATGCCAATAAACCTTTTAGATGAGGGAGTACCCTTCTCATCCTTTAATAGACCTGAAAACCAACTAAACAGTTTCTTCATTTTCTTCTCCTTTGAGTTTATTTATGAAGTTTTCTTTGAACTTCGTAAACCCATCGTCAATTCTTTTTTCAATTTCTTCTTCAGATAACCCATCCCACTCTTCTATAGAACCATCCTCATTAATGAATGATGCTTTTATGGTTGATTTTAGAACTTCTTTTTCTACCTCTGCCTCTTTTAACCAAGCTTCGGCATTACTTAACAATTTTTTCCTCTCATATTCTTGATATTCGTTTTTTAGTTTGAGGTCATGTTCCATTTCTGTAACACAATCCAAACACATACCATGATACGACTTCATTTTCAAATCTGCGGAGCCTGGCTCTATACAATCACAAACCTCTTTCCTACAATTTGGAAACGATTTCAACTCTTCTCTGAGTTTGGCTAGTTTCCCTACCTTTACTTTGTAACCTTGTCGTTGTTCCCATTTCTGACCATTATCATCAGTCCAAACTTCTCCAACTTTTCGTCTTACAACTTCTTTTCTATCGAAATCAACAGTCTTTTTGGTTTGGGTTTTGTGTTTACCCTCCAACATTTCGCTAACTGCTTTGATATTCTTTAATTTACCCATAACTTATTGTTTAGTATAAATATATCTATAATTGAATTAAACTAATTTTATTTAGTAGATTTAAATTCATCAGGCGTCAATCCATTAAAAAGTTTAATTGCATGTTTTATCATTTTTTTTGCTCTGGTGTAAGCCAAAGAATTTTTATCATATCTTTGAATTTTATTTATCTTCGATATGAATCCTGGAATGTATATTTTATCAACTTTTATAGAATTACCCACTAAGAAAACTTCACTTTCTCTGTAAGTTGATAGTGCATTAGTAAAAACGGGACTTAAAATAGCAGATGGGTTTGTGTATTTAAATGCAAGTATTACTGGGAATTTTTTGTTCATCACATCACCTTTATTATCAACCAAATCGTCAAAAAAAGCAGTTAAATGACCCGAAGAGTATGTCATAGCGAAGTTATAGGCAACTTCTATATTAGGTGTTACTGATGTAAATCCTTTAGATGATTTGGGTTTCCAAACATATGGTGATGAGGTTTCTATTGAATTATCTCTTAATGTACTAAGTGTTGATTTGTTTCTAGTTTTGTGCCACCCACTTAATTTGGAAAGTTCTGATACAGATAATAGTGTACCTCTATAGAATGTGTTACCATCGACTAAACTCATACCCACTTTTGGGTCTAATATTTTAGGGAACTTTTTTTTGAGTTTTTTTAGTTTATTTAAAACTTTGGAAAGTTCTGATGTCGCTTCAGAGTCCTCAAACCATTTTCGTAATAATGATAAGGCTCTTTTTTCATCTGCTGTATTTTCTTCACCCCAATTAGGAACAATCTTTTTCCAACCCAACTGATGAATTAGTGAATCATCAAAATATCCAAAATATTCATCATCAGATGGCTCTCCAAACAAAACCTTACCATAATCAAATTCAGTAATCAATCCTTCGTTAATTTTTAACTTATGTTCCATTACCCAAACACGCTTACCTCTGTGTTTTTCATTAGAAAGTTTTACCTCACTATCCCACACTTGAGAAAAAGCATGAGCGGCGGTATGTGGGAATTTTACATATGCGGTTGAACCTGCTGTCTTTTTTATATCGAAGTATTCGTCTCTAAATTTAATGAAATCACCCTTTCTACCTGGAAACTTACCTTCCTTCAACTTCTGTTTTGGAGATGTTTCTTTTGTTGGTGCTTCTTTAGTATCTTCAATACCATTTTCTGCATCTAAGAAGTCAATTAACTTATATCCAACTGCAGTAGCCACATTACGGATATGGTCTGCCCAAATTTTATATGCTTCATTACCTTTGAAATCCATATATCGTTGTGATTGTGCATCTAACCCATCAACACCTGATGGAAAGTATGATACAGGATATTTGTCTTCGATACCTCTTGCATCGTCTGCATAAATCGAGTCTTCGTCAGTTCCTAAAATATAATCAACAACCTCCCAACCTAATGCTTCTGCAACGTCATCACCAATTTTCTTATATGTCTTTGAGTTACCATAGGTAAATCCTGGCCCATCATCTACACCTTGTGAATTACCACCAATTGATACTTTAGTAGAAGATGCTTCATTTATCAAACTACTCATATCAATCGATTTTAGAAAATCTTCAATAATCGATTCTATTAATATTTTATTAATCGTTTGTTTTATAAATTGCTTCATAATAATAAGTATCTTATTTTAGTGTTTTACTAACCAATTTCCGGTAGTTGTGGAACTGTATCTGAATATTTAGATGAGAAATCTCCACCATATTCTCTTGTTGAGATAATTGAAATGTTTTTAATATAAGATGTATTAGTATCACTATTTTGTAATGTAACTCTAACTCTACAAAGTCTACCTTGCAATTCGGTTGGTATATTTGCTGTATAGTTAGACTCTTCAGGTCCATATGTAATTCCGTTCGTAGATGCAAAACTTTGCTCTCGACGTGGTGTAGATTCTGCAGAAAAGCTATCATAGTTATTAGAACCAGTATTTGCACCTTCTAAGTAAAATCTTGCAGTAGCACTGTTAGTACTCACTTTTACACTAAATGAGATTCCTAATTTAGTTTCAAGTGGTAAAAGTGTTACTATATAATCAGCTACATTCGTTTCTGTGGCGTTTTCATGAGTTTTTTCTGTAGAATCACTAACCAACTGCCTACCTATGTTTCTTCCATCTACAGCACCATTGGTTGAATCAAAAAGTGTATAGGTTGTATCACCAACTCTTTGTTGTATAAAAAGGTTACCACCTTGGAATACGAATGGGTCGGTTGTTGATTCAGTTCTTGATATCTCACCAATAGAGTTTAGGTATTGTAACTTTATCAATCTTGCATCTCTCAGGTGTTCTGATGGGACGGGTACTTTGATAGTAAACGATGAACTATATGGTACGGTCACTTCGTTTAGTAATTCATATTCTCCTGGCAATCCATCCGATTTGATTAATACTTTTATTTTGTCAACAACACCAATTGCAGGGTCTACATTCGATAATGTAATATTTGCAAATGACCTTTCGTTTCCAGTTGAGGTGTTTGAACCTGTTTGAAAATATGAAATCGAATAGTCAGATGAATCGATATTTGTAAATGTATGTAACAACCCATCTCTGTTATCAAAAGTGGTTGTGAATGGTGATTGCAATACTGCAGTTGTACTATCAATCAACCTTACGATTGATGATGAATAGGATGTTATATCTGTTGGATTACTTATAGAAGTTTGTGGTGTAGCAGGATTTGTAAAATTATCTAATTGTAAGTCATAACCAATCATTTCATTGTTAAACTCCGTACCATCAGATATCTTAACAATCGGAGTGCTTCCTTTGTATATGTAACTTGCCTGATTTCCAGTTTCAGTTGTTAGACTTAGTGAACGACCACTTTGAGATTGAGATACATACGACTCAATACTTTCTGAAACAACAATTGTTGGTTTTAAATCACTTCTAAATATTACAGGTGATGTGTTTGTTCGGTTTCTGTCTACATTTACAACAGCACTCCATCTAACATTCGGTTTATTTCTAAATCTGTCAGGAACTACTCTACCACTATCATCAACTTTTGTTGTACCAACCAATGTGATTGTTGCATCTCCATTAGCAGTATTATCATCACCTTTGTCGTGATAAATCCAAATAGAGATTACCCTACTCTTATCTTCTTCTATGTATTCAGGAATCTCAAAATATATTGCATCACCATTAGAATCTCTAACATCAATGTATATTTGAGAATTATCTTCTAAATTAGTAGGATGTGCAGATATCCTTAGTAAATTTTTACCTTTTTGTAAGACTTGAGGAACATCTGCTACTCTAAAGTAGTTTGGAGATGTGGTTGAGGTATCCTCAATGTACACATCCAACTTCGATAAATTATCTCTCTTTGCTTTCTTAAAAACTAAAGACATCTACACTCCATGCATTATTGTTGATTATAAATATCTGATAGATGAAAATCCACCTATCTTTGTAATATCTATAATCTGGTCAACCATATCCCTCGTCTTATCAATGTGTGATATCGTCACCAAGAAATCAAATTGTGTTTTCAAATAATCAAACAATAAATACAATGAATTGAAGTTATCACTATCTAATGAACCAAATCCCTCATCGATTGCTATGAAGTTTGGCCGTGGTAAATTAGATATATTTGTTAACGATGTTCTAATAGCCACCGATGATATGAATTTCTCCATTCCACTTGTTAGCTCTAATGGCCATACTTCAGTATCACCATACGATATGTAAGAGTTTATGTTCTTGCCATCAGTACTAAGTCTTATTTGAAAATCTACTAATGATTGTAGTATGTTGTTTATTTCAGATTCTAATGTGGGTAATACATCAGACACCAGCTGATATGGTATCCCATCCCTATTTACACATTCTAAATAGTATTCATAACCATCGTATTTTTTTTCCATATCTTTTAGCTCATTTATAGATTTGGTTACAATGTCTATTGTGTTTTCTGCTATTTTAACATCTCCACTAATATCTATAATGGTCTTATTTACATCTATTATATAATCTTCAATTTCTTTTAAATTCTGTTTGTATTTGTCAATTTCAGTTTGTACCTTTAGGTTATTTTCTACTGACTTTTTTTGTTTGATTGATTTTTGAATATCCACTTCTACTGATTGTATTTTGTTTTCCAAATCAACCAATTCTAAATTGCATGATTTCTTTTGTAATCCAACATGAACTGATTGATTGGTGTAGTTATCAATACTATCTTTTAGTTCCTTTACTTCATTAAGAGTTTCTGTGACATCGTACTTATCTCTACTCTCTGTTGCATTATCGTATTCACCAAAACGAGTTGTGTAAATAAGTAATAACTTCCCGATTTCCTTTTCTAAATATTGTGCTTGTTGTGCAAATGGTGTATTCTTATTCTTTACACAATGTTCACATCCATCATCAAATGTAAGAGAGCCAATACCATCTAAGTGTTCCTTTTTATGTTTAATGTCCCTATCCAAATCTTCCATCTGCTTTTTGATTTCTTCCATCATCAACACATAGGACTCATACTTTATATGCTTTTTTTCTAAATCTACCAAGTCATATTTATCTAATAAAGTTTGTGACTTTTTTAGCTTGGTGTCAAGCTCACTCAAAGTGGTAATGTAGTTATTTAATTCAGTTTGCTTGTCAACCACATCACTTTTTAGGTCAGTCTTTTTTTTGTTTAATTTTTCAATATCTACTATTGATGAATCTATTGGAACTATTTCCTTTAACAACGCTTCGATTCTAAGACCCACCTTTATTTTTCGTTGGTTATATTCATCTAATATTTTTTGATTATTTGAAAGTTCCTTTTTACTTTTAGATAAAATATCACTAGCATCAGATAACTTTTCCGATAAGTTTCTATTTTTGTAGTCTTTAAGTAACCCATTCAATTCTTTAATTTCTTGATTTGCTATTTGATGTAGTTCTTCAAATATTGACATATCTAAAAATTGAGTCAGCAATTCTTTTCTCTCTTTTTGAGTTTTTTCAATGAAACCACCATTGTTAGATTGATTCGACATTGCGGTTAAAACAAAATCATCATATGACCCTACATAATTTTTAATAATTGAATTTGTGTCTCTTCGGTCATCACCATTTAAGTACTCAGTAGACCCATCTGAATTAATTCTGTAGAAGTTGGTGTCTACTTTTACAGTTCCTCTCTTTGGTGATTTCTTACCAACCCTTTCAATAAAATAATCAACACCATTAATTTCAAAATTGAACTTGCACCTGAATTCAGATTTTGAATAATTTAACACATCTATTGCTTTTGAGGTACGAGAACATTTGTCGTATATACAAAATGAAAGAGCATCCCACAGTGAAGACTTACCACTTGCATTAGGTGCAAATATACCATATGTACCTTTCATATTAGAAAAATCAATTACATTATCAGTTGTGTATGAAAACATATTTGAAAATTCAAACTTTTTGGGTTTCCAAATGATATTTTTCATAACCAACGATGCTCCTAATTTTTGATTTATATCATTGTTTATTTTATGGACTACACTCATCTCAGCATCACCTAAAATATATTTATTACACAAAAAGTCTTTTATGAGTTTATTTTGAAATCCGACATCTCTGACATTGTGTAATGTTACTTTTGAGTTAGTTTCCTCATCTGTTTTATGTGAAACTACCTTTTGTATAGATGTTTCTTGAACATTTTTACCAACTCCGATTTCAGATAATATAACATCTAATTCAGATTGTGGGGTATTGGTTACTCTAACCCTCATACGGGGTTTTTGTGGAACATTCGGATTTCCAACAACAACCCCGTCTTCGATGTCAACTGTAACATAACCATAATCATTATGGATTGGCACAAACTCCGATTTCTTCGATTGAACATCCCATACTAAAATTCCGTGGTCGGGATATACAGCTTCTGAGTGGTTTTGCATTATCATTGAACCACAGTATTTGATTGTACCTTCTGTGTTTAATGATTGATTTGGGACATGGATATCACCTAGTAATGCAATATCATATCCATCAAATGAATTTACATTTACATTAGTATTTTTTATCTGAAACCCATGTTCCGTACTCACCATATCAATGGGCCCATGATACAAAGCAATCTTATAATCACCACTTACATCAGATGATGGTATGATATTTTTTGAATCACCAAAGACAGAAGAGTGAGAAAAGGAAATCCCACCCATTTCCCATACACCATCATCTTTCAAATAGTGTAAGTTTGGATGTTGTAATGCATTAACAATTGGTGATAATGCATCCAACCTTGATGGATTGTTTAGATTAGCGTCATGGTTTCCAGGTATCAGTATTGTGGGTAACAAATCTGATAACCTCTTTAGAAATGTTTGTGTCATTTCTATAACTTCAGGTGTCATATCGGTTTTGGCATGAACGATATCTCCTGCTAATACGATTATGGAATTATCGTCTTTTGTAGTTTGAATGTATTTGTATAATCTCTCAAATACCTCACGATATTCCTTATGTCTTTTTAAATTTCTAATGTGTACATCTGCTATGTGGTATATTTTTTTTATCTTACCCTCATAACTGACTATTTTTGATTTTATCATAAACCTACCAACTTATATTCCATCAACTTTCTTAGGGTCAATGGTTCTGTGTTTTTTAACAATTTGTAAAACGATTCAAATCCTAATTCTGATGGGTCTGAATCTTCTAATTCTATAACGAAAACTTCTATACCCTCATTCATAAGGGTTTCTGCAAATCTCAATGAGTTTTCAAATGCATCAGAGTCTAATGCCATGTATACTTTACTTACACCCCTTCCGATTATTTCTTTTTGTAATTCTGATTGTGGTGATTTACCAAATAATGGTATTGCGTTCATTCGTATTGCCATTGCATCAAATACACCCTCACATATTACAATGGGTAAATCCCAATTGACAAACATATCAAACCCAATTACATCTTTCGATACATCAGGGTTTTTGTGTTTGAAACCACCATCATAAAAACTTCTACCTACAAAGTAATTCAACTTACCATACCGATCGTATGATGGAACTATAACTTTATGTTTGTATACACCTTCCTCACAATAACCAATCTGATACTTTATAATTTCAGATGGAGTTACACCTCTACGACTTAGATAGTTTAGAGCATGATTTCTAATGATTGAAGTGGATGATTTCCAAAGTGGAATGTATTCTTTTGGTAGTTGGACAACTTGGTTACTAACTTCGTTACTAGCTTCGTTATTTGAGTACCTATACTTTCTACTGAAGATTGAATTATGCTCATCCCAAACATCCTTACTTACTTTTAACTTTCTAAATAGTGAACGAATTGTTTTACCCTTTTCGTCAGATACCCAACAATGCCACGGATTGTCACCATTGGAGTTTAACCCAATGTTGATTTCCAACTTTGGTTTGTAATGTTCTACAAAAGGTGAATAGAACGCATAGTTATCACCACTAGTCTTTTTAGAACTACCCAATACACTTTCTAATAATGATAATAATCTATCTTCCATTTGTCAAAGAATATGTGTATATGTGTTTTGGTTTGGTTTCTACTATCTGAATGCCAGGATCCTTCTCTTTGTATCGTTTGTTTATCTCAACACCATAAGGTCTGTCTAACATAGATAGTGTTCTAATGTGAAATGGTTCACCATCGACCAAAAGTGTTTTGCCAGGTTGTGTCAGTCCTAAATAATCAAAGTTTGTTGCTTTGTAGATTACACCTGTATGTCCTTGCTCACCATCTGCATACGATATAACAAATTCCCAATCAGTATGTTTTTTCAACCACCTCAATGTATGACCTATAAAATAGGATTCTGCATTTTTAGGGGTGTCATCAATCAAACATAGTCTGCGTAGTTCCAAAACCTTATCAGGATTTTTTGGATAATAGTGTTGTCCCGCAGTTGGGCCTGCAGGTCTTGTATAAATACATACACCAATTAGTTGGGGTAATCCAAACACACCATTCCTATACAAACCAAAGGTATGTTTGGCTTGTATATTTACATAATCACAATAATGCCATTCTTTTAAGAAATCTCTTATATGTGATTTAAATGGTGTATGTTCTACATTGTATTCTTTTACGCTCATATTAACTACTAATATACGAAAAAGATTTCAATTATTCAAAAAAAGTTTGTTTTGGAGTTTCGTCTATCCATTCTTGAGGTATTTCTTTCTTTGCCCATTTGAATCCGTTGTTTTCGCACCACATAGCATATGTAGTTTTTGACCCCTTATATATTTTTCCGTTGGGTGATTGTAAAACAAATCTGATATCTAAGTTAGGATGTTGTTCTTTGATTAATAAATGTTTCTTTCTATCTTCGGGTAAGAACCACCCCTTCGATTCTATGTATATACCATTTGGTAATTTAAAATCGGGTCTGTAACTATGTGTTGATGCTGGGATGGTGTATGATATCTCATTCTGTTCATACTGACCATCAATACCCTTCGATTTTAGTTGTTCATCGATTCGGGTTTCTAATCCACTTTTATGTCCCTTCATCCGTTGGATGTGCGACCAATTTCCTTTTGCCATATAACTTTATTTTACACCAATGTCAGGTATACCTCTACGATTCCAAATAAACTTTCCATCTTCTGTTTTGCTAATTGTAGCAGTTCTACCAATTGGTTCTAAATTACTTACTGATGGTTTTCCAAATACACCATCTAAATCTAATCTTACTTTTACAGTAATATCTACATCATCTCTATTTTTTATTGCCGACCCCAACTTACCAACCGCAATCAAATCACCTTTAGGGTTGTACAATCCAATTGTAGTATAATAAGTATTGAAGTCAGAGCCTGTAACAAATCCTTGTAGGAACTCACTCTTTGGGTTTTGGTTCTTTCTCAATGATGGATTCTGTGATACATTAAATTCGTCAGCTCCAATCTCACATAGAACAGACACCTCATCTAATCTTTTTGTTGACCTATACTGAACATTCCAACCATAATTACTACCATCATAATCCCAAGTACCAGACGCACCAGTAAGAAGATATCTATACAAAGGACGTGGGTCTGATATCACCATAATACCATGCTTATAGAATACCTCACCTACAACATTTGTTTGATATGCCGAACTACTAATGTAATGATTGTTTGCCAAGCCTTCAACTTGGGTTTCTGTCAAATTCGTTCTGTAGATTCTAACCTCATCAATTGAACCACTCAATGAACCATACCCACTTACAGAATCACCACTCCATCCATCGGATATGAACCTACTACCCATAACCACATCGTTTGAGTTAGCTATTTGGGACTTTAGATTTACAGATGATGATGCCTCTCTTACACCATCAATCCAAAGTTCTAATTCAGAATCCGTTTTGTTAA